ATGTCCCTTTTTATCAATAGATCGTGAAGCAATATTCACGGCATCACCTTGATTTCCGCCAAGAACATTTATTGTGTTACCATTATGTGATACATAAAATCCAACATGTCCTCCACCTGGACGATTAAATACCGTTATATCTCCCTGTTGTGCTTGTGGTAATTGAATTTCTTTTCCATAAGTAAGATAACTTTTTGCGCTATTTGGTGCGCCTGATGGTTTATATCCATTCTTTTTTAATATACCAGAAACAAATGCAGCACACCATGGAGTGCTACTAGGATCATTAATATTAGTTAAAGATGAAATTTCTTTATTATTTACGCCTTCTTTAAGACCTTTAAAGCTTAAAGCAGTAGAGAATATTTTAGATGCATCTCCAATTGATAAATTATTTGCATAACCAATACGCTTTTGAAGCATAGAACCACTTCCAGCACGCTCAGAACCATGATATGCAATTGTTGCTTGTTCTGGTGAAGATGTTCTTTTTAATGCAGCACCATGTTTATTTTCTTTCCCTTCTGTTAATTCAAAATTAAGAAAATCTACTTGTTGTTCTAGTGTAGAACCAACCATTGCATGACCATATTTCTCCTTAAAATCACCTTGTCGTTCTGTGCTCCATTGTGCTATTCCATAATGAGAACCATTTCTTGCGTCAGGATTAAGAGCTGGAGTTGATTCTTGTTGAAGATTTCCAACTATTCCTGCTGCTTGTTCTTGAGACCATTTATATTTTGAAGTAAGCAAATTCATTGCTTTGCTTGCATTATCGTTTCCACTAATAGAACTTCTTGTGTTAAGCCCAGCAGTATTAGCAGAACTAACTAATCCTGTAAATAATGAAGCTCCACCAGTAATTGCACCACCAGCCATCTTAATAAGCGTATCTGATATTGTAGAAAGTATTGTTACTATTGTTCCAAATACGCTTGAACCACCATCACTTGGAATTGGAGCAGCTGTCGGCGTAGCTGTTAGAGCACTTATTGGTGATGGAGTTGGCGTTGGTGATGATTTTGCTACTGTTGTTGTAGATGCAGTTTGTTCTTTTGGTGACGCAATATAAGAATCAACACTTTTAACTAAATTCCCAAGACCAGATTGTTCTTGTTTTGAAGTATTTTTAGAACCCAATCCTACTCTATTTGCTGAACTAACTACTTCATTAAATGCAGTTGCTCCTTTATCAACAGAAGAAATAACACTATTTAGATTTTCTTCAGTTAATCCAACAGAAGCACCAACACGTTTTGCTTTATCAATCCCAGAATTGATAACGCCAGTTAATCCAGTCTCATCACTATATTTCTTTGCAAGATATAAACTATTATTTGCAAGATTAGAAGCACCTTCTCTAATTGCAGTTGCAGTACTAGTAACTGTTCCAGTTACACCACTTTCATCTAAAAATCGTTTTGCGCTTGAAAGAATTGATTCACTATATTTTCCAATATTTTCAATTGTGCTACTTAAAGCTGCAGAAGTTTTATCTCGTAATTCTTCATATTTAGTTACTGTAGCGCTTATTGCATTCTCTATTGCAATTTGATTCTTTTTGCCAGTTTCAATTCGTGCAGAAAACCAATCTTCTGTTGCAATGTATGCTTCTTTAATAGAAGTCCATTTTTTCTGTATAGATTCTAAATCACCACCTAGTAATTGAAATGCCGTATATGCTGTAGCTAATGTAGCACCAATTTTAAATAAATCTCCCCACGGAAATTCAATAAGAGATCTTAAAGCACCACCAATTCCTCCTCCCTTATTTTCGCTTTTATCTTGTATAGATGTCTTATTAATAGAAGTATTATCAGCTATTTCCTTAAGAAGCTTTGTTTGCTTTACTGTTTCACGATTAGCTTCAAGTTGATTTTCAAGTGAAACATTACCACTAATTGCAGCTCCAGGTTTTCCTTCTCTCTTTGCGCTTTCCTTTACAACTACAGAACTAATATCCTTTACTTCAGAAAGAGTTTCTTTTGAAGTTTTCTTAAGCTCTTCAAGTGCATCAGCTGCTTTAACACCACTAATTTGATTTGTTACACGTTTCTTTTCTGCTTCTTTACTTTGTTCATTAGAAATTTTTAATTCTGCAAGAACATCATTAATTGATTTTCCAGCAGCAATTTCTGCTTCTGCTTTTTGAAGTAATAACCCCTCAGCTGCCCCCATTTGTTTTCTATCAATAGCCATTTTATTTCCTTCTTTATTGGTTATTACTTAAACGTTCTTTTTCTTCTTCTAAATAATCTAATAACATACCAATGTAAATTTCACGCTCAAATGGTAACATATTTTCAATATCGTTTAAATTATACTTATGCCGTTGCATCAATGAAAAATTCATCTTATAATAATTAATAAGATTATCATGGACTAGGCATATTAGAAAAAACTTTCAAGTCCTCGAAGTGTTTGCTTATGATGAAATTTACAAACAGGACAGTCAAATTCAATTGTTTTTTCAAGTTTTGGAAGTGTTAAAAAGAATTCTTTAATCTTTTCAAATTGTGCTTGATTCAAGGAATCAAGAAATGCATTAAGTTCTTCCTTTGTAGATTCTGAAGCAGGATAAACGCCATTATCATCATATATAGAGTCAATACATGATACAGCAAGATCAAAAATGTTATTAATATCAATATTTGTTAAATCATTTAACGTTTTTGCTTCAGTAATGCCGGGATATTTCATTTTAATCCCAACAGTATCAGTTAACATAATATAACTATTATGGTTAGGGTCAAATGTAACTTCAAGTTTTGTTAAATCTATCTGAACTTTTGATTTAGCAAGCGGTTCATTACATTCAAGACAAGAAAAGATTAATTCAGAAATTTCACCAACAGACCTTGCTCTTAACTGTGTAAAGATATATTCAACATCAAACATTGCAAGTTTCTTTACATCTAGTTTATCAAATGTACAAACTTTAATAATATTAATTAATGTAGAAAACATTACACCTTGATCTTCACTTTGTTGTGCAATTAATAGCGCTTTTTGTTCCTTAACAAGAAATGGACGATATTTAACTTTTTGTTTTGTTGAAGGAACAATTAGTTCATAAGTAGGAGTAAGGATAACTGGTAATGTCATATTATTCACCTTTTTTCATATTTGCGATCATTTTACTTAATTCATTTGTAGAACCAACGAAAATACTATTATTAGTTATATTCGTTTCCTTCTTTTCAGGTTCTTGAAGCTGTTGTTTCTTTCTATGTATATCTAATAATTGATGATTAATATCTGATAATTGTTTCATAAGATTTCCAACAACTTCAAATGCTCTTGGATGTTCAGATTGTTTTGCTACCTCTAATGCAGCAATAAGAGCATCTTCTCCCTGTTGAAGAAGTAAATATAAATTTCCTCTTGTGAAATTAATATCATCTTCAACTACATTATGAACTTCTGTCGGTACTGATGGAAGATGTTTTTGCTCTTCATATACAACTTCACTTGGTGTAATATCAAAGACTTCATTAAGAGCTAATGTTTTCATTTTAAATGTCTATACTCATGTTGAATAACTCGAAATCACTAAGATATGCATTAGGAATACCATCAAATTCAACTCCAAGATCTACAAGCGATGTTGTTAAATATTTATAGGAGAATTGTACTTGAATTCTCATAACATCTTTACTATTATAATCAAGTTGAATTGCAGATACAGCTTTTGGATATGCTTCATTTAATCTAACGCGATATTTACGATTATTATTTGTATCATACGTAAAAATATCAATTCTAGATTTATACTTCTTTGGCCATGTATGTATTCTTGTTTGTGTATCTTGAATTCTATCCATCCATATATCAAACATATATTTAACAATCATGTCTTTATCAACATAAAAGTTTAATGTAATTGGTTCATATAGTTTTTCATATGGAACTTCTTTAAATTCACCAAATGATCGTACTGGGCTTGTTCCAAGTGAAATACCTGGAAGTGCTGCTTGTTCACAGAAAAGCATTACTTTTGCAATTTTATTTTTAAATAAATTTTCAATTGCCATAGCTGATGGAAGATTTACCATTACGGCGAAGTGTGCTGACTTCGCCATTCCATCTCTAACATTACTAATAAATTCTTTTAACGTACTCATAAGCTTATAGAGTCTCCCCAAATAGCATTTTTATTACTCTTATGAAATCTTTCTACAGGTAACATCATTGCAGTATGCCAATCATTTGCTGGAACTTCTATAAATTGAGATTCTACATGACTACTTAAATAACGTTTAATACATGATTCAGCTACTTTAAATCTTGATACACCTGCAATAAGAGACCATGAATATCTAATTTTTGTATTTGTATCAAGCGTTGTATTTGATGCAAACTTCATTAATCTAGTCATTAATTGTATTCTATGCCAGTATGGAAGATAGTGCATATTTAAACCAATAAACCCATCGTTTAATGCATCATATGGAAATACTAATGGGAACGTATCATAATAGGGAAGTTTATCTTTAGTCTTTGGATCATAATAGAACATATAAAGCTTACCTGGTATAATTTTTGAAGTAAGCTTTTGTTCCTTAAATAAAAGACGTTCATTAACTCTTCGATTTGTCATCAGTGTAACTTGTTGTTGAAACCAAGTTTTTGACTTAATAACAATATTAGCATCATAACGATACTTATTAAATAAACGTTCTAAATCTACTTGTGTTGTCATTTTGCAAATAAGTGATCTTCTGTTAGTATTATAAATTCCCAATTACGATTTTTACAATATTCTCTAGCATATTTCCATTTTGTTTGATTTACTAAAAACGTTGATGCTTCAATAAGAAATTGTTTCGTTTTTCTTTTACTCTGTGGTGGTATACATTGTTTCTTTGGTTTAATTTCAACAATAAATGTTTTCTTATCACTTGTTACTATTTTAAAATCTGGAAAATATCTATGCGTTCTTCCATCAATTGGAGAAATATATGGGATAATTAACTCCTCTGAATTCCACGATATAATATTTGAATTATTATCACACCAAATCGCAAACTTTGTTTCCCAACTAGATCTCATAATAATATTAGTAGGATCACCAGCATATTTGTTTGGAAATATTGGTTTATATCGTCGTTTATGATACATAAAAACTTTAATAAATATAGTATAATAATTATATTTATATGGATTGAAACATGTTAGACATTGGAAATATATGGAACAATATAAAAGCTTCAGCTACAAATAGTGTTAATGAAGCTAAAAGCTCTATTGTTGATAACTTTAAGAGCAGTATTACTGGTGACTATAGTGCAGCAGGATTAACATATCCAACAGACTTAATGTCTTCCGAATATGGTAAAAGTTATATGCTTTTCTATATAAATGTTAGTAATAAGTCTACAGTTTCTGAAGGTAGAGGGAATCAAGTATTTGGTGGAAATATTAGTGAATTTGGAAGTGAAATTGCTGGACAAGTTGCAGGATTAAAATCAACGCTTGGTGAAGATGCATGGGTAGCAAGATCAACAAGACGACTTGCAAAAGCTATTGCTCTTTATATTCCAAATGATCTTAGTATAAATTATAACGCTAATTGGTCTACTATTGAAATTCCAATTATATCTGGAGCAGCAGAACTTGGCGATTCTGGTATTAGAGGATTAAAAACATATGCTGGTAGAGCAATGCCAGGAGAGGAAATTTCTGGTGAAGGAGTTGCTGCTGGAGCAGTTGAAGCTGGAGGCGCAGCAGCATTAGGTTTGGGCGGTCTTCTTGGTGAAGGTGGTGGATTAAGTGTATTAACTGGATTTACGCCAAATCCAAAGAAAGAACAACAATTTCAAGGTGTTGATTTTAGAGAATTTCAGCTTCAATACATCTTTGCTCCAAGAGATGAAAACGAAGCAGAAACTGTTAATAAAATTATAAAAGCATTTAAATTTCATATGCATCCTGAATTTCTTTCAAGAAGCAAATTTATTTATGTTTATCCATCAGAATTTGATATAGAATATCATTTTAAAGGATCACAAAATCAATTTGTACATAAACATGCTACATCTGTTCTAACTGGCATGTCACTTAATTATACGCCAAATGGAGTTTATAATGTATATGATAGTGGTATTTCAACGCAAATTGTAATGACACTTCAATTCAAAGAACTAATGGTTGTTACTAAGGAAGGAATTGATAGAGGTCTATAATGTATTTCAAAGCATTCCCAAAAATTTATTATCAATTTGATTCGCAATATAATAAATTTATCCAAGTTTTAACAGACATTACATCTAATGTACGTATACGAAAAAATGTGCTTGAATCTATTACACTATACGATGAATATGATATTAAAGATGGAGAAACACCAGAGATAATTGCAGAAAAGGTTTATGGAAACCCAGAATATCATTGGACAATTATGCTAGCAAATCAACGATATGATTATCTTAATGATTTTCCAATAAGTTCTGTTGAGTTATATGAGCATGCGCTTGACAAATATGGATCAGAACATATTCATAATGTTCATCACTATGAAAAGAACGGAGATTTTGCTGAAGCTTCTGCTAATATTAAACTTAATAATATAGAAGGATTTAATGTAAACGATTTTATTGAAGCTGTTCCATCTACTATTGGTATTGTTCAAGCAATTGGAGTAAATGAAATAACTCTTGAACAATATAATGGGTCATATAGTGCAGGATTAAAGTGTATTCTTAAAGATGGTTTAAGTGATATTGGAAAAATTACATTTAATATTACAGATGATGCAACGTATAACGGAGATATTGCAACACTTAAAATTCCAAATTCTGTATTAAATCTTGTTAATGTTGGCGATATTCTTGAATCATTGCCGGTTGCTAATGCTAGAATTGTATCGCTTGCACCGCTAGAACAAACATTAAATATTGTTATGGACTATGGTAGATTTGGAATTGATGGTAGTACACAATGTACAGCGCGAGGAATAAGAAGAAATTCTGAAACTCTTATTAATGAATTTATAAAATTACCAATTTTATTTATAATAGAACCTGACATGTTTACAATAAATGATACTTATGAGATTATTACTAATTTTATGTTTGAAGAACAAGAAAATGAAAAGAAACGTAGAATTAAACTTATTTCTCCTCAACTAATAGATCAAGTATTATCTGAATTTAAAGAGTTAATGATATAATGTCAAGAGCGCTTAGTTTTGCTGGTGACGTAGAACTTGAAAAGGTTATACTATACAATACATCTGGAAAGAAAGCTAATATTCTTGGCCAAGTATTATCTATAGAAGTATATGAAGATTTATTTACACCATTTAGAACATTAAATGTTGTGTTAAAAGACTCTGTTGATTATATTTCAAAATTTCCATTTATTGGAGAAGAATACCTTGATCTAAAGGTGACTACTCCAGGTACATCAAAATCGGTTGAAGGCAAATTTACAATATATAAAATAACAGATCGTATACCTATAAAAGATAAAGAAGTTATGTATACTCTTAATGGTATCTCATCTGAATGGTTAATAGACGTACAAAAAAACATTAGTCAAAAATTTAAAGGAAATTGTTCAGCCATTGCAAAATCATTAGTTGGGTTTTTAGAAAGTGATAAAAAATTCAATTCAGAATCTTCATCTAACGATACTGCCTTCATATCCAATTTTTGGAGTCCTGTAAAAGCTTTTTATCACCTTGCCACAATAGCAAAAAATCCCCGTAATCATCCATCATTCCTATTTTATGAAAATCTATATGGATTAAATTTTAAATCCGTTGATACTTTATTAAGTGATCCCACATTTATGAAATTCATAAAAAGCAATTACATTCCTAAATCTGAGAACGATATTACAAAAGATTATAGCACTATTTTGAAAATGGAAGTTACTGAAAATGTAAATTTATTAGATGATATGTTGAAAGGAAGATTCAAATCTACATTAGCCAGTATTGACACTATGACCGGAAATTATAACGATCCGACATATACTCAAGGTAATAAACATACACTATTAAATTCTAATAAATCTTTCACTAAAAAGTCTGAAAATTTATCTTCTGGTGTGGTTGTTTCTAATAAATCATATGCCTCCTTTGATGATGTTGGCGATTCTACTAATACAG